ATAATTTTAAATCGGCTTGTTGTTTTAATCTATCAAATCCCAATTGCAATTTTTCATCTGCTATTGTTTTTGAAACATCTAATCTTTGTCTTGCCAAATCAGCATCAATCATGGTTTCTTGTTGATTTGATTGTTGTTTAGCAGCAAATTTTTCTTGGTCAATATCAATTTCTTTATCTTTCAAAGCTAATTCTTGCTGACGTATAGCTACCAATGGATCTGTTTGATTGCCTGTTTGTATCGTAGCTAAGAAATTATTTGTCAATTCAGCTAAAATTGGTGAGGACATTTGATCCATCATCATTTGTAATTCTTGTTGTAATTGTTGAGCTTCCTCAGGTGTAACTTGTTGCATTTGCTGTTGCAACGCACCAATTCTTTGTTGCATTTCTGGTTGCATTTGCTCTGAAGCAATCTGACCAGATAAAAATTGTAAATGCTGCATCACATGAGAAATAATCAAAGACTGTATTTGTGGATTTTCTTGCACCACATTTGTTTGAAATAAACTGGCATGAGCTTGTATATGTGCTTCATGGTTTTGTTGGGGAAAAGCCTGAGCTGGCTGTCCTAACAAAAATCCACTGTTTTCTAAACCAGCATCTACTGGTTTGGGTGTCATATCAGGTGGTGGTTGTAATAAACTTTCTACATTATCAATACCTAAAGCACCATACATACGTTTATAGGCTTCATAAATACCTAATGGTCCATGTATATCTGGGTTAGATTGAACCATTTGCAACAATTCTTGTGCCAAAGTAATGCGTTGACTTTGGCTAAAAATGTTGGGATCAGACACAGGTACAATATCAATTCTGTCATCAAAATCTGTTTGTTTGATTTCTCTAGGTGCTGTTCCTGTATCGTAATCATAAGTTGGTGGTAAAAATTCCGAAAAGACTGTTGCTAACAAATTAAACTCAAGGCGTTGGCTATAATGCAATCTCTTATGAATAGCAGACATAACTTTGGTTCCACGCTCTAGCAAAGCTATTGTTGTTCCGACTGGAGCATTCTGATTACCATCGCCTATATTAGAGTCAGATATTGAAGCAAATCGTTTACCTGAATCTATCAATAAGCCAAGTAATTGCATCAATACATTACTTGGTTCTTTGATTGGCAATGGGATTAAATTTTCTCTCAATGAACCACCAGTAGTGTCTATGTCTCTAAATTCACCCGGTTGTAGTGGTTCTGCTTCATCTCTAATTCTCATACCTCTGGCTTTAAAACCAGCTGGTAAGTTGCTTAAAGTACCAGCATCAATGAGTTGTCTAAGGATAGATGTTGAGGCTTTAGATAAACCACCAATCATATGTGACAGACCTAGACCATAAAAACCTAAGCCGGGTAAAAACTTGTATTGCACAAAATAATTGATTTTGTTTTTATCTGGATCTTCAGGACTATAGTTTCTGCGAATAGCTAAAACTTTATTAGCTGATTCATCCAAGGTGACAATATAAGGTAATTTTAATCCAGTTGGCTCGCCATCTTCACCAATATCTTCATAACCTTCTATGTCTAATATGGTATGGACTTCGTAAATTGTGCGATTTCTATCTTCAGTATATGAAGGTGTTACCCCTTGTATACTGTCAATTTCATCTTGAATATCATCAGAATCCTCATAAGAATCATCTGGAATTTCAATATCTGCATAGAAACCAGACAGTTGTTGTTTTTTTATTTCATTACGAGACATGCTAATAACATGGGTAATTCTTTCAGCAGTAGACATATCAGGTGCTTCGTAAGGCACTATCATATCTTCAGGGGGGATAAACTTAGAAACAGCACGTTTTAAAGAAAAATCATAATATATTTTTTTGAACGCAGAGCCAGCTAATGGTAAGTAAAATAACATTTGATCTAGTTCTGGATCATATTCTTTCATTACATTCATAATGTAATAATTCATAAATTCTTGAACGCGATCAGCTTGACTTTCAGTTTCAGCACTACGCATACCAATTATTTGGGTTTTTACTGGTCCTTTCGCTGGTAACAATTCCTTATATGCCTGAGCTTGGAATTGAGTTACTGCCTCGGCTAATATTGGGTGAACTACACCAGAAGAACCTTGGAATGGTTGTGAGCGTGTTTCGTCAAACTTCATACCAAGATATTTTAATCCATCTGTGTAAGTTTTTTCCCACTCTGAACGTGACTCCAGATCACCTTGAATGGAATCTATGAGGTCACTTGAGAGTCTTGTTAAATCTGTTGGATCTAAATTTTCTGCTATATTTGCGTAAAAATCATCTTCATTGTTGGATTCTTCTGCTTCTTGGTTCATTTCATCTTCAGTGAATAAACCTTCTTCAGTAATTAATATATTAGCTGCTTCGTTAATTTGTTCTTCACGACTTTGATCTGGAATAATTTCCATTTCACTACCAGTTTCAATAATATCTGGATTATTTTCTGTGCCTAAAACTCTTTCAACTGCCATAATAATTCCTAATGATAAACTGTATTTTCATGTGGTTCCAAAGAATCTAAATTGTATAAATCTTCTTCAGTAAACTCCAATTGACCTTCAAGCGTTAAACCTTGAATATCGCACAACAATTGTGCTTTTTTCTTTGAAGATGCAAAAATATTTGGTCCAGCATATTCTTCATCTTCAAATACAAATGATGTAATCCAAATCTTCATACTAATAATATACTGTTCTGCCCTTTTTTAATAGTTTGACCTCATCTTGATAATCTTGATTCAAACTTAAGAAACCGCCTTGTCTAAATCTCATGAGCGCCATAGTCATGCTATCTACATAATCATCGTGATCTCCATATGGAAATGAAGCGCATTCTTCTCTCACTTCATCAGCAAATGGCTCATCTGGCAACCAAACCATTCCAGACTCAAAAATTGGTGCAACACTGTTCATTCTTGCTACTTTATCTTGACCTCTTGATGGAGTGTAAGCAGTAACTGGTATGCCCATTCTCCTTAATTCTTGTGTCAAGGGCGTTCCAGATGCCTTTGCCTCAATCAAAACGCAATCTGGCTCCCAATACTTATATTCATCCCATGCTAACCTTTTAAGCTCAGGAAAATCAACTCTGACTCTTTTTGCATCCAGTAAAATAATATTAGGTTGACCATCTGCTTCATGCTCAAAAATAGCCCAAGTGGTAATAGCTGAGTAATCTGCGGTTTCTTTTTTAGAAAATGCAGTATCATAGCTTTGAATAACATAGTTGTAAGCTGGCACTGTGTCACCTTCCCATTCTTGCCACCATTCACGTTTGACGATAGAACCTTCTTCTGATGTGGGATTTTGCATCCACTGGGCATTCCATTTAGCTACTGGCAATGAGGCTTTCACACTTAATAATTCTTCTTTTTTCCAATATTCAGACCACAGAGGATTGTCAGTTTCTGGCATAATTGCTGGAAATTCGACTACTTCCCACTTATCTGCATATTCATCTGTTTGTTTTTTCAATAACCTACCAACCAAATCTTTGGTACTCCAGCGTGTCATTACTATAATAATGATCCCGCCGGGTTGTAATCGCTGTCTAGGACCAGATGTGTACCATTCATAGGCAGATTCCATTGATTTTGGCGAAAGGGCATCTTGCTCTGAGTGTGGATCATCAATAATGAGCAAATCAGCACCACGACCTGTAATTGCACCACCTACACCAGCGTAAAACGATTCTCCTTCTTGGTTGGTAGTCCATCTACCAGCTGATTTGTTATCTGCTTGTAGCCTTAAATTTGGGAAAATTTGCTTATAATCCTCACTATCAATCAAATTTCTTACCTTACGACCAAAGCGAACAGCTAATTCAGCGGTATGCGTACATTGAATTATTTTTAATGCACCATTTAAACCCATCATCCAAGCTGGTAAATAGGTGCTGGCAAACTCTGATTTTGAGTGTCTAGGTGGCAAACAAACTATTAATCTTTTAAGTTTACCTGTGGCTATGCGATTAAATTTTTCTGCAATTATTTTGTGATGCCTTCCCATAATGAAAGTATCACCCCACATGTATTTGACAAACTTTAGAAAATCATCGTGACATTCAGCTTGTTTATCAATTTGTTCATAACGATTAAGCAAAGACACTGCTTCATCTTTCTCAGCTTGAGAGAGAATATCAAAGTCTTTTATAGATACATTTTGCATGATTAATATTCAGGCGTGGTAGCTAGATAGTGACAATATGGTACTACCACGCCCTAAGCTGAAATGGATAACAGCCTATGGATAGTATAAATGAGTAATCACACATCATGCCATTCTTTTCCTTGAAATAATAAAGATTCAGCTTCGCGCCGTCTAATCAAACCATCCAAAACTTTGCCTCCAGCTTTGTTCCATCTTTTAAATTGTGTTGGTATTTCATCGTATTTTTCTAGGTTTAATAACCGCAAAAGTGTTGATTCACCTAAGTTTTTTGGTCCTAAATTGAACGTAAACGCAACCAGAGCATCAAATTGAGTTGGTGTAATCTCTACTGTGACTAAATCATTCACATAATTCTCAAATTCTACTAAATCCTCAGCTAACATAGATTCAGCTTCTGCTTGGGTACAAGAATCGCCATCTTTTACATTTGCTGTGTGTCCATACCCTAAAGTGGGTACATCAGCAGCACATCTATAGCTTTCTGTGCGACAACCTTCAAATTTTTTAATTAACTCAATGCCTTCTTGACTAATTTTCATCTTTTTCTCCATTTTTTTGAGTAACTTTTCTATAATAAACAATAATTTCTTGCATTTCATTGATATATCTCTTTAATTCTTGCATGTTATACGCCATCAATTCGTAATCAGGTACACTCATGGCAAAGAAAACAAGCTGTCCTTGCTCTTTTTCTACTTTTACTAGAAATTCATCTATATTTTTACTGCTAACAACATACCAATGAGGTTCTTTAAGGTCTATTGCCCTTGGCATGATTGGTTGAACAATAACTTTTTCAACAGCTTTAGTTATTATTCTAACTTCTGGTTCTTTTTTAGGTAGTATCTTCTGATACAGGCTGCAACTGGACACCATCGTCAATACTATCCAGAATCCTAGAATCTTCTTCAATGCTCTCAAATACATCTTTAGTCCCTTTGTTGGCTCTTGTTTCAATTAAATTGGGTTTGGCATTCGCTAATTTTGTCAAACTATGCCTTTTAAATATATCCAAATACGCATTCATTTCCTGTTGTATTTCGTTGCTACGCGCTTGTATTGCTAAAAGACCTTCTGTTTGTTCGCTAAAATCAGATTGCAATGTTGCTATAGTTTCAGCTTGCTCTTGATCTCTCAATTCAAATGCTTGATTCAATGCTTGCAACTTAGCATTTTCATTCCAGAGATAATAACCCCCTAATGACATGATTAAAATAACACCAACTAATACTTTACTCATTCTATTTTTCCATTTTATTTATTATTCTGGCAACTTTAGCATATTTGTATAAATTTTAACAACTGTATATTAAAGGTTTTTCTTTAATTTTCTTACAACTGTATCTCCTTCAAAAATTGGTGCGTATATCTTAACTGGAATTTCTTTACCTTTAACATTAATCTCATCAATAAATTTACACTCATAATCAACTTGTTTTTTAGTAAATTCAGAGATTAATATTGGCGTGTCATAAGTTCTTGTTTGTACTTCTAACCTAGCTGCTAAATTAACAGCATCGCCTACCACAGAGTAATCAAATCGTTCTTCAGAACCCATATTACCTACAATACATTGTCCTGTATTCAATCCTGTGCCAATGACTACTGGTGGTAAGTCTAATCCTTCTTCTTTTATCTCTTTATTCATTTGCTCAGTCAATAATTCTATTTCCATAGCAGATTTTAAAGCCATCTCAGCATGGTTAGGACAGTCTAAAGGCGCTCCCCACCAAGCCATCAAACAGTCACCCATAAATTTATCTATGGTTCCACCATTTGCAAGTACAATCTTAGACATACCATCTAAAAACCTATTGATTAGCAATACTAAGCCTTCTGGATCATCATTTTTCATATACGCTTCACTAATTGGAGTAAAACCAACAATGTCAGCAAAAAGGAAAGAAAGTTCTTTTCTATCTCCACCAAGTTTTAATTTTTCTGGGTGTTTTTGAAGTTCTTCTATCATTTCAGGTGATAAATACTTTTGGAAAGCCTTTTTAATCTGCTGGCGTAACTTGTACTGTTCTCTAAATCGTAAGTAAAACGCGGTAGAGCCAGTTATAAATTGGCTGATTAAAGCCCAAGTAACATCTATTAATACGCCTTGTTTAATTATATAAAAACCATACATGGCAGTTGCGATCATTACACTTGATGCTAAGGCAATGCCTAACACAATACCTAGATTGTTGATAAAAAACCAGACAGCAATCATTGAAACAAATAAAATAATAATTTCTATGCCAAACGCATAGTCAGGTATCTGTGGACTGTTCTGTATTAGAATTGATTCAGCCAGTGCTGCTTGTATTTTATGCGGCTCTAATAGACCTATTGGTGTAGCAAGTTGTGGCATTACACCACCAGCAGTTACTCCAACAAATACAAATGTATCTTCTACATTCATTTCTTGTAATGTAGTTTCTGGTGTCTCTACCCAACTAATCCACTTGCGCCCTAAACTATCTACTGGTACAGGTGGCAGACCTTGTACTATTATTTCTTCAATACCATTTTCATTTGTCTTTATTATGTAAGTGCTAGAGTCTAACAAGACTTTCAGGACTTCTGTTCCATAGGCAGAAACCCATCCATCTGGTGTACGCATTAATAAAGGTAAACGTCTAATTAAACCATCTACATCAGCTTGAGCTACCGCTATACCCTCGTTAGATACTGCTGATAATTCTTCAATGTTGCTAAGTACGCCTTGTGCTTCATAACCGCCTATATCTTCACCTATAATGACAGTGCCAGTAGTCTTGGGATATTGGTTATTATTGGTTTCAAATAAAGGCAATACTGAGGGTGCATAGCTTAGAGCTTCAGCAAACTCTGCATCTCCACCCATTCTATCAGGATGTGGGAAAGCTATTACCCATCCTACGCCTATAGCTCCAGCTTCAAGTAGTTGTATTTGTATTTCAGCCAAGCGTTTTCTAGGAAACGGATAACCACCTTCTTTGTCTACATCTTCTTCAGTAATGTTAAGAATTGTAAAGTTACCTGAAGGTTCTTGTTTAGTAACAAGGGCATCAAAAGTTTTTAGTTTTAATACCTCATATGGCATCACTTGATAGACCAGTGGTGCGCCTAATAAAACCACTAAAAATAAAATAACAAATTTCTTAGTCAAATTGATTTACCGTTACGGTCTTATTGCATGATGTAGTGCAATCTAAAGTTACCGTGTAGTTTTTATTGGTAGCGCCTGTTTGCGTTGCATTAACAGTA